TCGAGGTATAAACTTTTCCCATTTTATTCTCCTTTAAAGAATTCGTTAATCGGTAGCTTGTATTTAACACTGTCAATTTTGTGTACGCCAATTATGAATAGCACATAGCTGGCTACAGAACTGCCTCTACCTACTCCCCATACCACATTATTAGCCCTAAGAGTATCTACCACATATTTCATAGTTTTTAATACGAGAATCATATCATGCTTGGCAAATAGTCTCAACTCTTCAGTAACTCGTTGTCGAATTTCAGGAGTCGGGCACTGTTGCTGTAACCAATCTACGATATCCATGGTTTTATATTCGTAAGGTATAAACCAATGTGCGGTATCTATTTGCTGCGGGGGGATTGGATAATTTAGGTGTTCTTGTTGTAAACGACTCGCATATTGAGTTAGATCATCAGAAGTCTGGCAATGTTCCAGTATATCTGGTCCGTGCCGCATCACACCTTGTACGAGTTGTTGAGTAGTATTAGTCCACATTGATCAATTGACCTAAATCACCATCTGCCTGTTTCAATTTCTGAGCATGTCTCTTTGCGAGTTCTTCTCTATATATTGTAACAAAAGTAGATAGCTGTGTCAAGAGATCTCTACTGCCCATTCTTGCAGCAGCGTAATATTTTTTATTCAATTCGATCAAGCGAGTTTCAATTTCTTGATCTTTGAATTCAGAAAGATCGCCACTCAAGGGATGAAACATCAGCTGTATAAACCTAGATAATTCATCCAAATTACAGTAGCACTGTGCTGCCAAACTTCGATTATTACAGGATTGGTAGCTGATGTAACCGTTACACTTCCCGGGAACCCAGGAGATTTTTTAATTACAGTACCACCCGAAGTAACAAACGTAATTGTTCTGGCGCTGCCATCACCATAAAGTTCTAGAGTTGCTTTCCCAATCTGCCCGAGTCCTGTGACATCCACTGCTCCGGTAGGAAATTCAGAGAATGTCAAACTGGTGTTTGCTCCAAATTTTACTACGTGATACATGGCCTGTTTAAAACTGATGTCTTGAGTACCTGCTACAATTGCAGCACCATAGTCCTTTTTGCGCAGATACGCATCTTGTAGGGTAAGAGATCCTACTACGTTATATAAGAAATCGTTGTCTTGATCTGTGCGGGCTGCATTGTCCTGTAGATCTGTGATCTCAGACTTGGCAGCTTCAAAGTTATCTCTGATAGTACTAAAGTTATCTCTAAAGGTCTGCGTGTCGTTGTCCTGTCCAGCTACAGGAAAGTTTTCATTTATTGCTGCGAAATTGATAAGGCTTGTCAAGGTAATTTTTCTCCACGTTGCGGAAATACAAGGTATTTATCCTCTATTTCTCCGTCTATAATATCTATTATATAGCGATCTGCTAGAAAGTCAATGGTTTTAAAATCAAATCCACTGGCTTTGATTCTAGCTACTACATTTGCTGCGGCACCAGGTATACAGTAGCACAAGGGCAAAGCTGGTATAAATCCTGTTTCAAAAGCTGCTTGATCTTGTGTGCTGCGCATCCACAAGGGCAAAAATTCTCGATCTCTGTCGCCCACTGTGCCGATGCGTGATCTCATGTTTTTAATTGAATTAGGAAACACTCGCTGATGATCGCTGTCGCTGACCAAGGGAATGTTGCTGTCTATTTTTATGCTGTCATAGCTGATCAACACCTTGCTGTTGATGTTATTGGGTAGATTCACAGTTTGGCTGATGCTGCGCCCGTTCTTTTCAAGATCATCTATGATATCGACATAGATGACTTCATACACAGTTTCTTGTGTGACGGGATCTTTGGCTTTGGCAGTTCGCACTTGACCAAATTTCAATCTCTTGTGATAATGATTGCGACTCATGGCCTGTACGAATTTCTCAGCTGTGACACTTTCTATTCCGGCATATATCAATACACGCAGATCTGTCTGCACACTGAAATTAGAGTCACCATATCGATAGATGTCTGTGGGTCGGAATATTGTTGCATCAGTGATGAAATTGAACCACTCTAATCTTTTGGGCTTTGGTTGGAGAGCTTTGATATATAGATTGGCAAAAGTTTTATTATTTTCAACCAACACAGACAAACTAAATGTGCGATTCACAGTGGCAAAATTCACACTGTCTCTGGCTCGCACAGTGAATGTGAACTTGAGATCAAACGTTGTGGTAGATGTATCAAAGACCGAGGAATAATCTCTGCCAAGTGTGGAACTGTCTTCAGTGGGTGCTAGACTGTCTGTGCGTTCGAAAAATCTGGTTAGGCCTGGACCAGAGTCATCAGCAAACTGTTTTATCTTGCCTTGTATTGCACCTGTAGGCAAAAATTGCAGTCCTGAGGGCAATGAACCGGACACAAACTCATAGGCTATTCTTCCACCGTAGAGCAGACTTGTTGCTTGGATGTATTTGTCAGAGGCAGTGTTTGGTTTGATTGTTCCGAGATCGCTGTCAGTGATCCATTCTACTGCACTGTCAATTTCTCCAACCACAGTGACTGTGAAAGTCTTTTCAGTCTTTGCAGTACCGGCTCTCCAATATTCTTCATCAGTGGGCAGTCTGTTGACGTGATTTTGCACACTGATATATGTGACTCCAACAAATTCAACCGCATCGTTGATTATGTAAGTGGTGGAGTTATTCCATGTGCCTTTGTAAACATAACTTGTATATGCCAGGGCTGCAGGATAGTTCACAGCACGAACAGTGAATTGATAATTTCTTGAGATCCTAGCCTGATATGGCACAGAACCTGCTATGTCGCCTGTGGAAGTGTCCAGTTCCATGCCGGGAGGCAGTTGGCTTGGTGACCCGTTGGGATTGGTAGGTAATAAGAAATATGTTATAGTACCGCTGAGAGAGGGTGGATCATAGACATCTAGGAATATGGTCACATAGTTGTTGGCACGGACGCGGCCTAGATCACTGCCAGTGATCCAAATTGGCACACGGGCGCTGCTGGCATCTGCTTGGAATATGTTGGTGTCGACCTGTACAATACTGTTATCTGCCTGCAGGAATTCTTCAGTGACCACATAGATCTTAAACAGTCTAGTTTCTGTATACACACCGTCAGTGACAGCCACTATGAAATTATAGATTCTGCTGAGACGTCTTGGAGTTCTATTTGGTTCGTTGTAATCAAACACCGTGATGTCGTAGGTGAATGAGTCGAAACCATTGCTGCGAGCTTCTACAAAGTCTATGGGAAACACATCCAGGGGAGCTGTGTCATAGCCACCTGAAGTTTCTAGAGTGTACTCCACAGCAAATATAGGATCAGTGAATCCTGATATCACCCCACTCTTGCTGAGGCTGAGTCCAGGAGGCAGTACACCGCCATTGGGCATGAGATAGTATTCTAGAGTACCGCCAACAATGAGATCAGTGTCACGTGCTTCTAATTGAAAATTTACCTGTGCGTTGTCTATGACAAAATAAGCTTCTGCTGGTCCAACGTTGAGAAATCCTTCCTGGGTGAGCCATATGGGTCTGTCACTGCCATCCACTGCGAGTTTGAAAGTACGGTCTTCAACATCCACTCCGTCCGATGCACGAATCACAAATCTGCTTTCTGTGTAAACTTTTACTTCAGTGGGACTACCTTTGATTGCACCGTTGATTAGTTTGAGTCCACGAGGCAAGGATCCTGCGATCAAGCTATATGCGATAGAAGCTGTGAGATTGGTGGTGGCCTGTAATTGAGTATCAATAGGTATACGTTCTGTGAGTATGCCTAGACTGCCTGCGGGTGTGATCCATGTTATCATGTGATCAATCCTTAGACAATTGAGCCACAGTCCAGATCAATGCGTCCAGGCAGAAGTATGGTGCCAAAATCTATGTTTGCAGCCTGCAAGGCCACTTGCATGGCGTTGGTATAGGTGCCAGTTATACGTCCGAAATCGTAGGACTCTAGTATGTCTGTGACCGGAATAATGGTTTTGAAACTCACTGTGGAACCAAACGCAGTGACTTCAATGTCTTTTCTGCTGGTTGTTGATCCCGGAGCTGCTGTGCCTGCCATGGTGATCTGTTGATGTGTGCTGGCCAACATGACTCCAGCATCTGTGTCTATTCTGATAAAAGCGTCTGGAGCTGTGTTATTCACGGTGACGGTGTCTGTGTTTTCAACCAACAACATCTTTGTGCCAGATAATAATTTTTTAAATCTTAGATCAGCACCTACTTTTTCTTTGAAAACACCTACGCCCACAGCACCCACATTTGAGGCAGTGATAGTTAGCTGAGTGCTGAGATCCGCGAAGTTGGCATTTACTTTTTCAAAGGCCGTGCGTAGATTATCGCCTAGGCCATCATTTACCACATTGCCGATATTAATTGTTTGAATTGTCATAATCCGCTCTCTTTAGTATATTTACCGTTAGGTCAACCTAACAAAAACCTGTCCACTGGTGCCAGTTTTATGATAGGGGTTCCCCACTGCCACACTGGCCGCTGCCGCTGCCGCATCATCTGCGTATGGTCCAGGAATACGGCGAATATCATCGCCGTTGCCTGTATCACGGATGGTCTTGCCTGGTGGAAGATAGAGATCACCGTCTGGGGCAAAGACCCACTGTGGTGCTAGGACACTGATGGTAAATGTGGCAGTGGCGGCACCACTGGTCACTGTTATAGTGTCGTTGATAGTGTATCCTGCCATTGGACCCGATACAATAGCAATGGCAGTGGCAACACCAGCAACCTGAGTCACTGTCACAGTTAATCCGGTGCCTGTGCCGCCAGTTGTGGCCAAGTTGCTGAGAGACACAACGGCCCAGTTGCCAGAACTAATGATGCCAGCCACAGCGTTTGGCCAGCCGGTGGCAGCAATAACAATCGTACCGTTATATGGTGCACCTTTGCCCAACTTGACATAGTGATTGTCATCGCCTAGATACAGCTCAGTGGTGCCACCGCCTGCGGTCAAGTGTATGTGATCACCTTCGGCGAACCCTGTAGGATAAATCAGCAATGCTTGGTTAGCGTTGGCACCGCCTGCAGGCGTTAATCGAATAGCACCAGTGAATCCGCCACCTTCTGAAATGTTGCCGCCTGTGGGTAGTGTTAGATTGCCATCTTCACCAAACTGCCATCTGCGTAAAGTTGAGTCTGTCAGGTTGATATCAATGTTGATGTTGCCGTTGCTGCGGATATCTCCGGGCAGTGTTAATGCACCAGTTTCGTCAAATCGCCAAGTCTTTGCAGTTGCATCATCGCCTGAATTAGATTGTGCTTGTATTACCACCTTGGCAAGATTGTCTCCACCACCTTTGCTAACAGCGACAGCCGCATACTGACCTGCCGCGTCAGGATCCACAGTCCACGACAGTGCCGCAGATCCACTTGTGCCTTGCCCTTGAACGCTGAATGCCTTTCCACTGTCTGCTATAATTCTAGGAAACTGAATATTGCCGCCGCTGTAATTAATAGATACATTATTAGGGAACACGGTATCACCATCTTCACCAAACTGCCATCTACGCAGAGTCGAATCTCCGAGGTTGATATCAATGTTGATGTTGCCGTTGCTCCTGATATCGCCAGGGATTTGTAAACTACCATCTGTGCCAAACTGCCATTCTGGTGCTGTATAAGCTGCCGCATAGTTAGCAGTCTTTAGCGTGATTGGAAATGCTGTGAGATTTGCTCTTGATGCTGACCAGTATATGTCAATGACAAATTCTCCTGGGGAACCATACACTTCATTTTTCTGAATATCGTTAATAGTTCTTACATCACCATTGGCAAAAGTAATTGTGCTGCCTATTCCGTATGTGGTAAACACAGCTTCGTTGCCAGTCCAGGCTATTCCCAAATAGGTAACATCGTAGGCCTGATTAGTGCCCTGATCATTGAGTGCAATGGTTGTTGTGGAACCAACCTGTGCTGTGCTAACACCACTGGCAATCTTACCGTTGTTGGGCAATGCCAGCGTGCCGGTTGAACCAAGGCTCGCTGTGCTAGAACCGTTGACTAGGCTTGATACTGTTGTGCTACCTGTCCAGGCTGTGGTTTGATTGGTGCCATCTGGGAATCTTAAATCGCCATCTTCCCCAAACTGCCAAATGCGTTTAGTGCTATCTGTTAGGTTAACTTCAATGTTGATGTTACCTTCACTTTGTATATTGCTGATGTTACCAACTGAAGTTAAAAAACCACTGTCGTTAGACAGTTGACTCACAAGTGTTGGGATAGTGGGCTTGCCAGTTAGGTCAGCATAGGCACCTGTAGTAGCCACAGTGGTCAATGCGGGTTTACCTGACAAGTCCGCATAACTTGTAGTCCCAACTTGACTGCCGCTGACTGTTAAATTACCATTGGCATCTAGTCCTACTGCTACACCACCAATGTAGATAGTATTGTTGCTGACATACAGGCTACGCCAGGGCAGTGTGCTTGATCCTAGATCGCCACCATTGGCAGTCTGTGGAACAATGTCTCCACCTACATTTAAATTGCTGGTTATGGTGGTTGCACGATCAATAACAATACTTGAACTATCATCAGTGCCGATAGTACTACCTACAAATGTTAATGCAGTATCTTGTCCTGTGTCAGCAAGCCCTACAGCCTTGTATAGTTCTGTGAAGTTAGCATTGACTTTTTGGAAGGCAGCTCGTAGACTATCGCCCTTCTTGTCGTTAGCTGCGGTACCTACGTTGATATTCTGTTTTGCCATTTATCGCTCCAATTATACCAAACCAGCTATTGCTGTTTTAAATGCAGTAAAGTCTGTGCTTGCTGCCACAATGGCTTTTAATTCTGTTATATTAATAACTCTGCTGCCTTGCACACGCAATCGCTGTGTAACGTCTAGATCGTTTTCTACAGTGACATCTGTATTGAATGTTGTCAATTCATTAATAATGATACTGCTTGAATCTGTGGTACCGATTGTGCTGCCAGTAATAGTCAATGATCCAGTGGCCAGCGTTCCTGCGGTTAAGGTATTTGTATTTGGATTGTAAGTAAGGTCAGTATCTGTTCTTACATTTTCGTTGCCTGTTGCTGTGTCAACAAATGTAATATAATGTAGGGCTGCTGTTGTATTGGTTGCGACCAGTGTCACAGTAGTTGCTGTGGTTGCTGTGGTTGCTGATGTAGCGGTATCAGCATTTCCAGTTAGGTTTCCAATAAATCCACCAGCAGCAGTCACTACTCTATCAATGGCGTTAACAATAACTGAACTGTCGTCACCGAACACTGAACCTTTCAGATCGAACACCGGATTGACTGCAATGGTCAGTGTATCCGTTCCAACAATCTTAGACAAGGTAATTCCCTCGCCACCGTTGATATTAAGTATGTCACTGACCGCGTCAGCCTGTAATCTGTTTGCAGTATCACCGTCGACTTGAATTTGTGTAAATGCATTAACTGCTGGTGCTGAGTTGGTGATAGTTACGTCACCTGTAGCAGCATCAGAACTTACCGTGATACCTACACCAGATGAAATACTAATCACACCTGCGTTGGTAATTCTTAGATTGTCACCAGTTGATCCAGTGATGTTAATACCTGCACCTGTGGTTCTACCTGCGGGCAATGCAACAGTACTCTGTAGGCTGCGAACACCTGCATTGGTCACTGTGGCCACGCCACTTACAGTGGCAGCAGTGATGCCTAGGCCAGCTGTAACACTTAGTACACCTGTGTTTGAGAACGTAATTGAGTCAGCACCGGAACTAACTGCTAGTCCTATACCTGAACTCGACAGAAAATTCACTGTGTCACCAAACGTGGTAGCTACCACTGATAGATCGTTGTTGATCTGTATTTCTTTGAAGAATGTCTTGTTGGGATCGATGATCAAGTCAGCACCAATACCAGTGAGCGGATCCCCGCCCACAGTGGATGCTGTTGGTAGATTTATGGTATAGCCCACGCCTTTGACCTGTGCGCTTCCTGCCCACAAACCATTTAGCGGATCAGTGGTAGTATGTTCTGCTGTAAACACTGATCTCCACTGATGAGTTATATCACCTAGATCATACAAATTACTTGCTGTGGGCTTTAAACTAGTGTCTAAGGTTTCGAAGTTTATTGGAATAATTCCAGCGACTCCTAACGAAGCAGCAATGGAATCAAAGTTTTCATTTATTTTTGTAAATGCTTCGTAGACATCACTCCATAACAAGGGTGGCGCACCGACAGTGATATTTGTATTTGGCAATGACATGTTTAAGTTCTCCCTACCGCTATTTCAATTAGACCTATATGATCGGAATCGTATTCCACAAAGGCTTTACCTACCACAGTTCCGACTTTGACATCACCAGTAGCAGCCACTGCCACTCCTGGTATGCCTGATGTAACTAATATATCCCCTTTGCGTATTTTACCAACCACCTTGCAGGGCACACGCCCTTGCAGTGCAACTAGATTTTTCAATCCCGGACATGCTTCATACATGGTAAACGCAGCGGTATTAGAAACAACGCCAGCTACTCGTGTGTCGGCTTTGATTGCGGAAGTAGTTACTTCTTTGTCGCCTCCGAAAACCAGCACAGTGCCAACTTCATATTCTCGATCACCTTCATAGTTTTCTGCAAGGTCAGCGGAGTAGGTGGCCTGCATTCTTGATTCATTTGGGCTTGTACCGCTTAAGGTCCATCGACCAGTTATAGTACCAGCTGTGGTATTACCACCTGTGGTTAGAGTTTGCGCTTGAATACCAGTGCAGGTTATCGTGCTGCTGGCACTGATTGTTGTTACTCCGGTGAGTGAGCCTGCTATTACCAAAGCTCCAGTGCTGGTAATAGCACCCACCGCAGTGATAGGAGCATTTGAAACACCATTCTGGGTTTTAAATTCATGGCTGTCATTCCAATACGATGTTCTATCATCTGCAGCCAAAGATCCTTCACTGATCAATATACCACCGGCGTTGTTATATCCGTAATAGCGTAGATAACCGCCAGTGGCAGTCACTGCTGAATCAATGGCCAATTGTGTGTCTATCTTGATGTTAGACACATCCACAGTTCTGCCACCAAAGTCACCGTTTGAGTCTCGTACTATGATCTCGCTGGCTCCAGGTACGCCGCTGGTTCCTGCTGATCCAGCTACCATGGTATAATTTGCATCTGAAGATGTTGACCCTCCAGTTCTGCGCAAAAATCCCAATGATGAATACTGTGATTTTTTAATTGCCAATCCTTCATCTACTACTGTGGTAAATGACACTTCTGCAGCGTTGGCAGTGCTTATTCCACTGTTGCCTATCAAGGTATCAGGTGATAGCTGAACCAAATCACCCAGTGCCACACTGTTGGCTTTCAATGTGACAAAGCCGTCAGTGACCACAAAGTCTGAAGTGCTAAAACTGCTGAGTCCACTAACTGCTTGTATAGCAGCTGCTGAACCAGTCGGAGCGGCCGACAATGCTGTGGCTATGTTCAGCGTGAGTTTGGTTTGTACGATAGCAGCAGAAACTGAAACTTCGGTATTGGTCACAACACCGGAATTCAGCTGTACATCCACATTGTTTAGAGTGGAGTCTACACCTGTGCGTAGATCGAAGGTTAAATCGCCAGTGACGCTGGCATTGATCAAAGTATTGCCTACTCCAGTGAACACCATGAACTGGCCACCCAAGGCCTCTGAGCCAGCATAGTTCTGCAAATTAGCCAGTGTAAGACTACGTAGATTTACTGCATCCTGCGGATTTGTAGGGTCAGTGACATTTGTAATCTTGAAGAAATTCAAGTTCATGTCGGATTTCATACCTAACTGTCCATCTAGGCTTAGGAAACCGCCCGTGGTAAGTGGAATCAGTTCTGATGGAGAGACAATTGCGCCATCATGAGAAATACCCAGTCTACGTTCTATGTACTTGCGTGTGGCATTTTCTGTGGGTACCGTGTCTGTGGCATTGTCGGTGAAACCACTGTCAGTGGAAAATTCACTGACTGGAACACCACGCTTGAATCCTATACCGTCAAGATTGCTTAGTGCAATACTGCTGGAGAACGTAACTTGGCCTGTGCCTTGGTCAACACGGAAAAATGGACCCACTGAAAAATTACCAAATTGATCAGTGGTCACGTAAAAACAGCGACCAACATCGCGTTCTTCGGTTTCTTTGGTGTCATCTACAGTATTAACACTGGCTCCATATATCTCTTTGGGATAGTTGGTGTCTGCGTAAGATCCCGTGCCGATCTCTAGCAAATCGTGTCCAGTGACTCGAGTCAGCGAAATCCTAATAGTCAAGGTACCAAGACTGCCGCTGGTACGTATGCCCACAGCAGCTTTTATGGTATAGCTGGTAGATAAATTGTTTATGGCATTGACCAAGGCACGATTTAGTATGAGTCTACCGAATGTGGTACCTGTAACAGCAGGGCCCTGATAGCTGCTGATAACATATTCTTCGCCCAAGAACATAAATCTTGCTGCACTTAGTCTAGATGTCTCTGTGGTAGCAAGCGGTGTCACTGCAAAAGCAGTGTCACCAATAC